CCCTGGCGCTGAATAAACAAAGTGCCAGACTCTAATTGCTGCACCCGTACACCTTGCTGCGTGCCGTTACGGCTAGCGGTCTTAACAAAGAAGTTGGTAGGCGTGATTGGATCTAATCCATTTTGCGGGACGTAGAACTCACCGCCAGTAGTAAACACTTGCAAGTCGCGGCCAGAGATAATATCGACAATCGCGTTAAATGTATTAGTGTCTAGCGTTGCCTCAACCGCGTCATCATCTAAACCTTCAGTAGCCTCAAAATCAAAGAAGAGGCCAACCTTAGAACCCCATACAGTACTAGGGCGAGACTTAGAGCCACCAAAGTACAAACGACCTTCGTGGAAAGTAACAGAGCGAGGCCAACCTTTTCCGCTAGACCATACAGCTTCGTAACCAGATTCATAGTCCCATTGCCCATTCGCGATAGCAGAAGTATTAAAAAATGGAAACTCAGTAATAGCGTCTACTGAAGTACCCGAGTTATAGCGCACAATCTTAGCGCGGCCTTGCGGCTGTGCATTGACATATTGGCCTACGCTGCCAGCAGTAAACACGCTAGAAGATGCAGTCAAAGTAACCTTGCCTGATACAGCTGATGGAGTCAGAGTCCCGGCTGGGTTAGTCACCGATACTGTAAATGCGTACTTAGGAATAGAGTCAAACGTAATTGCGCTAGCAGTCCATGTAGCGTCATTAGCGCCGCGAACGATGCTAATCGGCGCAACGTCAGGATGCACCACAATCAGCGTATCAGCCGATTGAGTCCATACGATATTAGCTAATCTAGCACCAGTTAAGCTAACACCAGATGTATCTAGGTATGGATTGCCAGAGCCGTTAATATTTGTAATTAGTACTTTATTCTTAAATATGTACATCCGATTATGCGTAAAGCACAGCATATAGCTGTCAGATGTAGAGAACTCAAACTCAACTAAGCGCACACCGTTAGCAGCAGACTCAGCCCCAGAGTTAGCTAGAGCTGTAATGTAACGAGAGCCAGGCCTGCGGCGAATACCGCCTTGTGGCTGGCAGACTACATTGGTAGCCTTCTCTAATGCGTTTGAGTATGCAGTTAAATCTACACGGGCGCGGAGCAATGGATCAAGCTCACCCGTAGAGAAGTTGGTTTGTATGCTTACAAAGCGACTCATTAATACCTCACGTTAATAAGTGAGAAGTCATTTATAGCGTTAGTAGGATTGCCAGCGCCATCAATATTCATGGCCTGACGCAGATAGCCACCGCGGCCATTCTCGCCTGGCGCTCCTGTAGCTACAGATTGCCAGTACTGGCTTTTATCTGTTTGGTCTGTAATAGGCAAAGCGAGGTGCCAAGTCATCATGTACTTGAGGAGCTGCACGAAATAGGTAGGCATCTCAAACTCAGGCACAGAGTACTGATAGTCAATGTAGACCTGCTCGTAATCCGCTAATAATTTGTCGCCAATGATGCGATATTCTTTGCGCGGAGGGATGTTGGTAGCGTTAGTATCATAGATAGCTCTAGGACTCGTTAAACGGTCTCCTGGGAGCTGATACTCATAACGGTACTCATTGATAGGCGTAGTAATCAAACGCGCTATAGAAGTCTTTTTATAGCTAAAAGACCAGGGATACATAAGTATGGCCTGATCCTTGATATCTGGGTATAAACGGTTGGCAACAGACGCCTCATCTGTGCCTTCATCAAAAGACGAAATCGGCTTGGCGCCGAGCATCAACAAAGCATCAGAACAGATCGAAAGGGCGGTATCACCAGCTGCCATTTAATTCTCCAATGTAATAATGGGCCACCACCGAGTATCCCCAGTAATGGCCCATTTTAATGCCAAATACGATTAATCTGTATCTGTGTTAGCCAAAGTTGTACCATCGTTTACGTCAACAACGCCAGAGGCGTTAGAAAGAACATAAACCAAAGTAGCAACAGCGGTAGTGCCTGTTGAAGTTACGCAATAAATCAGGTCGCCAACGCTGAGGATGGTCGACAAATCATTGAAGTAACCTTCAGTATTGACAGCAGCAATCGCGTCAGTTGTTTTATATGCATAAATAGCTGGAGCATTACCAGCTTTAGATGCGGCTACGGTTGAAAAACCAGTTGAGCTATAAGCCATTTTTCAGTCTCCTTTATGCTGTTTCGCGAGCGGTAATCTTAATGATACCCTCAGCATCGATGGCAATAGCACCCGCAGAAAATACAGAGTTCACTAAGAACGATGTCTTTTCTGGAATGTAATTGACTTCGGTGCGTGGAGCGATACCTTCAGCGTAGCCGATAGCGTCTTTGTGGAAAGCAAAGCAAGTACGATCCAAGCTACCATCAATAGCCAAGCCGCCTTCAGAACGGTCGCCCATTACATGGAAAGTAAAGCCTAAGAAAGTATTAATCTCGCCGCTTACCAAAGCCTTAACGGTATTGAAGTCAGAGCTGGTTACAGCTGTCTCAGACAACAACGATGCCAAGCCTGATGCGTGGAGAATAATGTTACGGCCTTCTGGCGGTACGTTATTCTTGTCAAGCAAGCGCTTTGCTTCGCGCAGCTTAGCTACGTTAAGGTTGGTATCGCTACCACCGATATCGTTGCTAACTGTGCCTGTGCCGCTAGCAGCTGTCAATGCGTCCAGGATTAACTGGTCTTGACGGCGGCCAATGGCGTTGCCCAATACTTGTACGAGCTCTGAGCGCTCGTCAAAGTTAACTTTAGCTTGTGAAAAGATATCGCTATATTCAGCAGCATTGTAATCAGAAAGAGTACAAGTTACATTTGAGAATGCTACATTTAATGGGGTTACATCAGTTTGCAGAATGCGTGGTGTAGCTACGCCCTTGCCAACTTTTGGGAATTTAACGGTAGAGCCTTCTACTCCACGACGCTGACGTACAGCACCAACCAGCATAGCCTTGCCCTGGTAGGCCTGTTTTACCTCAGCATCAAATAGAGTTACAAAGGCATTAGATAATGAAATGCTCATTTGAAAATCTCCTAAGATAGGTAAACAAAAAATTAAGGTTTATTGCTTCGGTTAGCCTGTTTTGCAGGGCCGTATGCTTGCTAGTTACGCTAGCCATTCGGCAGAGATATCTGCATTAAGGGCCAATTAAATGGTATGCCTTATGGAGTTTCTAGCAGAAGTGTTACTAAAACGCAACAGTTTGTTTAAATATTTTTATAGGCGTAAAAAAACCCCGGCCGTACTGCGCCGGGGCAAGCCACTCCCGTGAAGGATCTATTGACCAAAAGTCGAGTTAAACATCTTCTCTACCTTGGCTCGGTATGCTGGGTCTGTCTTGTACTTAGGATCCGCTACCATCTGATAGAGCTCATCCTTAGATGGGGCTCCCTCAACTGGCATGGACTGGGTAGGAATCCGAGTACCCTCGTAAGCCTCCCGTACTTTAGCTAGGGCTTTTAAACCCTTGGCTGTGCCGCCCATATACTTAAATTCCTCAAAGTCATCCTTACCCCAGATGCCTTTGTTTACTAGCCCACGCGCCCAGTCTGTCATGCCTTTGATTACAACATCGGCATTAGGGCCTAGAGCTGCGCGCTCTTGCTCAATGGTGCGCTGACCTTGCTCGACCTGCTCACCACCCATTTTAACCACTTCACCAACTAGGGTATCTAGCGCGGCCTGCGATACGCCATACTCCTTAGCCCAGTTTAAAACGTGGCTTTTTACGGGGTCTGTATCTGGGGTAGATCCAAATACTGCGGTATCGTACTGCCCGTCTGCTGGGGCTTTGTGCTTGCCCTGGCTAATCTGCTTACGCAAGTCAGACCATGATTTTGCAATGCCCTCTAAGTCTGGCTCAGTAGTGTCTTTTTTCCAAAAGTTCTCTGGCCACCAATCGGGTCTTTCTAAGGGAGAGTCATCTTCTTGTGGAGCCAAATGGCTTATAGCTGTGCTATTTGAGTCTTGCTGTTCTGCGGCATTACTGTCATCAACTGTTGCTGAATCCAATAGGCCGCTATCTGCTGCGGGTTGGTTCGCTTCGTCATTCATTTTTACATTTTCCTAGCTTTAATTAGCCGCGCTTCAAGGTCTCTAACAATGCTGTTCTGCCCTTCTCGGTAGTAAGCAAAGCTAGAGTCGCTACCAGGCGTGGCGACTGGTTGCTCTAGTATGGAGGCGCGTAGCCATCCCATGAGCTTTTGGCCATCCTCAGTACCCAATACTCTGAGGCATAGCTTATTCAAATCTTCTACAGCCTGCATTGAATCTCTAATGTCTAGAGATATCTCTTGCAGCCCTTCCCATCCATCATTCATTAAAAGCCTTATGCATTTATTAAAACATTAAAAAGAAACTAGATGTATTACCTGCTGGGGGTGCGGTAAATATCCATCCTGTATTATTGCTGACGTTGGTTGAATTTGCCCCTGCATACCATGAAGCACCACCCGTAGCGTTGCTATCTCTAATACTTAAATAATCAGAACTTACAATTCCACTAGATTTACTTATCGTAAATTGAGAACCTGCTGAGTTTGAATTAATGGTTACTATATTTCCAGCAGTTCCACTAATGGTAAAGTTACTAACAAAATATGTAATAAGAGAACCAAAGGTTACAGTATGGGCTACGGTTTTATTACTAGAAATAGTGTTAAATGTGTGTCCACCACCTGAAGCTCCACCACTAATAGACGTAACATTTGTGCCTGTTACACCATTAATACCTAAATTACCAAATATGTAAGAAGCTATGTTTCCCGCATTAAAGACTCTATTTGTAGCACTACCACTAGTTAAGTTAATAGTTGAAGATGCCGCACTTATGGATGATATTGCAGTTCCAGTTGCGGTATTCCAAACAGTTCCAGTTCCAGTCAAAGAAATAGTAGAAGTTCCAAATACTAATGACCGTGTAGAAGCACCAACCGAGCTAAAAGTAGTAGAAGTGAAGTTGTAATTGCTTGTGTCAAAAGTGCCTCTATTTACAGCAAAACTACTACCACTTGTTAAAGAACTTCCTAAATTTAATGTACTGCCAAATGCGTTTGAGATTATTGGCTGGGTAAAAGTTGCGCCATTTGATGTAATTGTTTGTGTTGTATTGCGACCAAAGAAATTAATTGTTCCTGTACCACTTAGTGTGGTAGCTATACCAAGTGTTAAATCTTTATAAATTTGTGGAATAGTTGTACCTGTAGCAAGCGTCATAGCACCAGTTTTGGTGATATTTAGCGTTCCAATATTCCAACCAGCGTTTACTGTTATTGTTCCAGTAACAGACCCTGCATCGTCAAATATGGCTGTATCTTGCGCTAACGGGAAATTAGCTAAAGCGGGTATGCCATTGCTTAATAATGCCCATGCTGTTGCTGACCAGTTTTGCGCTCCAGCTAAATTCCAATAAACAGTTTTTGGCAAGTCAAACGTAATATTACTGTTACCACCACAATCACCTAAACTTGTTCCAGTAAGCGGCAATCCTGCAAACGTAATATCTCTAAAATCTACGTTAGATACGGTTCTAGTTGTTGAAGTAATTGTTCTTGGTGTTCCTACACCGTTACTAAATACAAAAATTCTTCTTATTACGCTTGCTGTAGAAAGGTTTAAATTAGTAAAAGTTTGGTCTGCACTTAAACTAAACGTACAAATACCTGTGTTTGTAATTGATGTGCAATTAAGCGTAGTAATTATATTTGCGGCATTAAATCCAATGGAAGATATACCTGCTCCATTGATATTTAAAGTAGTTATTGTGTTTGCACCATCAAAAGTAACACTTGAACCACCGTTTAAATTTACTGTGTTATATGTTAAACCACCGCCAGCAAAAGGATTTGAACTTCCAGTTAAGGTAATGGTTGATGATGCTGCACTAAGCGTAAATCCAGTTGTTGACTGGATGTTCCACGCAGTAATAATTCCTGAACAGTTAAATGATGTAGTTCCGAGTGTTAATGACCGTGTAGCAGTTCCTGATGTAATAAAATTACTGCTGCCACCAGTTGAAGTAACTGTTTGGTTATTAGTGTTTACAGCACCAGCTAATAAGTTAAATCCACTAGAAGCTGATACTGATAAAGGGTCTTGTAATGTCCACCCACCACCAACACCATTAAAATTTAAAGTTCCACTAAATATTTTTCCTGCACTTGTGATAGTTTGACCTGTAGTTGTTGAAGCAAAAGTTATAGCACCACTATAGCTAAAGGTTAAATTTGTGGAAACAAGGGTCATACTTCCATAAATAGACCATGCGGCAGTACCAGCCAAGGTCATTGCTCCATCAAGATTACCGCCAGCACCGCCAAAACTTATATTTCTACATACTGCACCAGTTGAAACAGTTACAGTAAATGCACCTGTTCCCGTATTAGAACCTGCGTCAAAAATAACATCATCAGCAAGCGTAGGAGCAGACGCACCACCAGCACCGCCCGATGTGGCAGACCAGTTAGCTGTGGCTACGTTTGTCCAACTTCCTGTGCCACCTCTCCAGTATCTAGTTGCCATTATTCACCTTGTGGCACTTCTTCGGTTGGTGTATTAATAATAACGTACCAATTATCAAATCGAGCTTGTTTCATTGCTTCAATTTCTTCATCAGTAAATGTGTGGTTATCTTCTAGGTGCAAAGCATCGGAAAATCTTTCACCATTTTGTTCAATAACAAAGTCAATTTTTATCATCATGCCACCGCTACGCAACGCCACTTAGTTGTGGCTACGTTCCAAATAAAACCAATATCTAGTCTAGCTGTAGTAACTGTAGTGCTTGGCAAAGTTACTGTAGATGATTCAAATGAAGCACCCCATGTAATAGCAATAGCACCTGTTCCCGTAATGGAAATAATTAACTTTTGACCATTGACAGGTGTGCCAGTTAAGTTGGTGGTAAATGACGTAATGGCTACTGATTGACCAGTAATCACCATCATGTCGTAACTATCGGTGTTTAAAGTAGGTGTAGCAGAGTTAGCGGTTGATGCTAATACTCTAGGGTTAATGCGTGTTCCACTAACTAAGCCACCTGTGATGGCAACTGCGTTGGCATTTTGAGTTGCTATTGTACCAAAGCCAGT